AGGAAAGGTAACTAGATTGGATTGGATGGGAATGGATAAGACTCAAGTAGTACTGGAAAGCACCCACCACTACTTTTACTTGCATGAAACGTTAATGAGAATCATTCGCATCTAGGGTAAACCCTTAGGTAGAAACCCTTAAGGGTAAACCCTAATCTGTATGGGCAAACAGTACTGGATGGATGAACAGTAGGGGGGGGAGGGGGTAGGTTGTGTGTGTAGATATTTGTGTAGCCCCCTACCCTCAGAAAAAGCTAAATTGACAATTCCAAGGAGAACCAATGGAACAATTGAAAAGAGGAAGAGGAAGACCAAAGGGAAGCGTCAAGATGACCATACAGAGGTTTGCTGACAATCCACCCCTAGTACTACCTAAGACGGATCATCAACGGCTGAAGGAGCTTAAAGAGCTAATGATTAGAAGCGGGGGTAAAGATGTTGCTCAAAAGGTGATAGAGATTGCTCTTAATGATGACCATCCCCATCAATTGGTAGCTTTAAAGATGTGTCTTGATAGGACTCTTCCTGTTTCTTTGTTTGAGAAAGACAAGAGTCAGAGAAGTGCCGTAACCATCAATATCACTGGTTTGGGACAAGAACCGATTATTGTTGAGAATACTGAACAACCAGAAGACGTAGAGGCTAAATATGGCTGATTTGAACTTTTCCCTTCTACCTTGGCAACAGACAGTCTTCCAAGACAAAACAAGGTTCAAGGTTGTGGCTGCTGGGCGTAGGTGCGGTAAGAGTAGGATGGCGGCAGTTACCCTACTGATAGAAGGACTCAAGTGTCCACAAGGCTCTGCGGTTCTTTACGTTAGTCCCACCATGGGACAGTCAAGACAGATTATTTGGGACTTACTGCTAGACCTTGGTAGAGAGGTTATTCAGAATAGCCATGTAAATAACTTGGATATTACCCTGATAAACGGGGCTAGGATATACGTTCGAGGAGCAGATAGACCTGATACGCTCCGTGGCGTTTCATTGACCTATGCCGTTCTCGATGAGGTTGCTGACATTAAACCCGAAGCATGGGAACAGGTCATTCGAGCAAGTTTGTCTGATAAACGGGGGAGAGCACTCTTTATCGGCACTCCCAAGGGACGCAACTGGTTCTACGATACCTTCAAACTAGGCGAGTCAGAGGATGATCCTGATTGGAAGTCGTGGCACTTCACCACTGCTGATAACCCCTTGATTGATACCGCAGAGATTGAATCTGCCAAAAAGACCCTAAGTAGTTTTGCTTTTAAGCAAGAATACATGGCATCCTTTACCAATGCGGGGTCTGACATCTTCAAGGAAGAATGGATTAAGTACGGGGAAGAGCCTGAACATGGGTCGTATTACATCGCTGTTGACTTGGCGGGATTCGAGGAAGTTGCCAAACAAGCGGCTAATGCCAAGAAGCGTTTAGATGAGACTGCTATCTCTATCGTCAAGGTCACAGAGGATGGAAAGTGGTTTGTTGAGAAGATTCTGCACGGTAGATGGGACATCCGAGAAACAGCCTCTAAGATACTATTGGCGATGAGGGACTACAAACCTTTGAGTGTGGGGATAGAGAGGGGGGCGTTGAAGAACGCTGTTTTACCCTATCTGAGCGACCTTATGCGAAAGAACAATACCTATGCCCATATCGTAGATTTGACCCACGGGAATAGAAAAAAGGCAGATAGGATCATTTGGTCATTGCAAGGAAGGTTCGAGCATGGCAGAATTGTGTTAAATTCGGAAGAAGATTGGGACGAGTTCGTAGATCAGTTAATCCTATTCCCCGCACAAGGGGTTCACGATGACCTACCAGACTCTCTTAGTTACATTGACCAACTTGCTGTTACATCTTACATGGAAGAGGATGACAGTGAGGATTGGCAACCGTTAGATATTATTTCAGGGGTCTAATATGGATCAAAACGAGTTTGACGAGCCAACGCAGAATGACAAAGAGTTAACGTCATTCGTTGTTAACCATTGTGATCGTTGGAGAGACTACCGAAACGTCAACTTCCTTGATGACTACCTAGAATACGAAAGAATCTTCCGTGGCGAGTGGGCGGCAGAGGATAAGACTAGAGAGTCAGAGCGTTCAAGAATCGTTACACCCGCTACCCAACAAGCCGTAGAGACTCGCCATGCTGAGATCATGGAAGCAATCTTTGGTCAAGGTGAGTTCTTCGACATTGAAGACGACCTTAAAGACGTAAACGGCAATCCATTAGACGTAGAGATGCTTAAAGCCCAGTTAATGGAAGACTTTAAGCAAGACAAAATCCGTAAATCCATTGACCAAATTGAGTTGATGGCAGAAATCTACGGCACAGGCATTGGTGAGATAGTCGTTAAGACAGAGAAGATATTTGAACCCGCTACACAACCGATTCCTGGTGAAACTGGACAAGCAGCCATTGGTGTTGTGGAAAAAAACCGTATTGCGGTCAAGATAGTCCCCGTCAATCCTAAGAACTTCTTGTTTGACCCCAATGGAACATCTATTGATGACTGTATGGGTGTGGCAATTGAGAAGTATGTGGGCATCCACAAGATCGTAGAAGGCATTGAGAAAGGTATTTATCGCAAGGTAAACATCACTAGTACCTATGAAGACACAGATTTAGAGCCTACTCAAGAGGTTTCTCAGTACAGGGATGAAAAAGTATTACTTTTAACGTATTACGGCTTAGTTCCCCGTGAATATCTGACAAACGAAGATGAAGAAATCGAAGAGTTGTTCCCTGAGAACAGCTATGCAGAGGACTATTCAGACATGGTTGAGGCAATTGTTGTGATTGCCAATGGTGGGATGCTTCTCAAAGCAGAAGAAAACCCATACATGATGAAGGATCGCCCTGTTCTAGCGTATCAAGACGACACAGTTCCTAATCGACTCTTGGGTCGAGGTACTGTAGAGAAGTCTTACAATATGCAAAAGGCTATCGATGCTCAAGTACGAAGCCATTTGGACTCTTTAGCCCTAACAACCTCTCCTATGATGGGATTAGATGCTTCTAGGCTTCCTAGAGGTGCTAAGTTTGAGGTAAAGCCAGGCAAGGCGTTCTTGGTAAACGGCAATCCATCAGAGATTCTTTATCCATTCAAGTTTGGTGAGACAAGCCTTAACAACCTGTCTACTGCCAAAGAGTTTGAGAGAATGCTCCTTCAGGCTACGGGAACAATGGACTCTCAGGGCATGGTTAGTCAGGGAAACCGTGATGGTGCGGGTATGAGCATGGCAGTAGCCACCATCATCAAGAAATACAAGAGAACCTTGGTCAACTTCCAAGAAGATTTCTTGATTCCGTTCATCCAAAAGGCATCTTTCCGCTATATGCAGTTCGATCCTGAGCGTTATCCTTCTGTTGACATGAGGTTTATCCCCACTGCTACGCTAGGAATCATTGCCCGTGAGTATGAACAACAGCAGTTCATTGGTCTACTCCAGACACTTGGCCCTAATACGCCAGTTTTGCCTTTGATCTTGAAGGGCATCTTGAATAACTCTAGCTTGAGCAACCGCTTTGAGTTGATGGGTGCTTTGGATCAGATGAGTCAACCTGACCCACAAGCCCAAGAGATGCAACAGGTTCAGCAACAGTTGGCATTGCAATCGGCACAGGCTCAGATTGCTGTTCAGACTACACAAGCCGAGCAAAACCGAGCAGAAGCCACTAAACTGATGACCGAAACTCAGTTAATGCCCCAAGAAGTTCAAGCCAAGATTATTGCCTCGACTACAAAGAACTTACCTCAAGGCAACGAATCCAACGAATTTGACAAACGGGTCAAGATTGCTGAGTTGATGCTAAAAGAAGCTGATATAAAGAACAAGAGTAAAATTGTTGAGTTGCAGATGAACAATGCAAAGAGCAACGTGGTAGACATGGAGAATGACTTTCTCCAAAACTTGAATCAGGAGTTAGCAAATGGCAATCGATAAAATCTTCAACGACTCTAATGTTGATGGCATTGCAGATAATATCTTTAATGCCGTTAACAATTCTGTTTCAGAAGTAAAACAGATGCAACAGCGCAAAGCCGCTGAGAATGCTCAATTAGTTATCCAATCACTCAAGAAAATAGACACAGACATTCGTGAGAAGTTTGACAACGTAACCAATGTTCTTGAAAAACGTGTCTCAACTATCAAAGATGGTCGTAATGGCATCAACGGTAAAGATGGTCGTGATGGTAAAGACGGTCGTAACGGCAAAGATGGTCTTAACGGTAAACAAGGTTTACAAGGCCCTAAAGGTCAAGATGGAGTAGATGGAGTTGACGGTGTTTCTGTAAGTGATGCACATATTGACTTTGATGGTTCTCTAATCATTGGTTTGTCTGATGGCAAACTCTTAAATGTTGGTGAAGTTGTCTCTCAAGACTTGCAAGAACGTATCAAAATTGTTACTAGCGGTGGTGCTGGTGGTGGTGGTGGCGATGTTGTTGGCCCAACATCTGCAACAGACAATGCTATTTCTCGTTTTGATGGGACAACTGGAAAACTAGTACAGAATAGTGTTGTAACCATTGGCGATACAGGCAATGTGTCTGGTGTTGGAACATTAAGTGTGTCTGGTAACACAATTATCTCAACAACAGATAACACCAACGCTGCCTTGCGTATTACTCAGCTTGGTACTGGCAATGCGCTGTTGGTTGAGGACTCGACTAATCCTGATGCAACACCTTTTGTAATTGATGCAACTGGCAATGTTGTAAGAGGCAACGCAACCCCTCTAAGCACCCCCGGACTTGCCTCTACCACTGCAATTACTCCCGCACTTCAGTCCCATGGCACACAAACTTCGAGTTCTGCTGTTGCCGCATTTGGGTGGAGTGCTACAGCGTCATTGGCCCCTCAATACATTCTTTCAAAAAGCCGTGGAGCTTCAGCAGGTACATTTGGCGTTGTTTCTAGTGGGGACAACTTGGGCGGCTTGACGTTTAACGGGGATGACGGCACTGCGTTTATACGTGCGGCAAACATTGTTGCACAGGTAGATGGCACACCCGGCACAAACGACATGCCGGGTCGTTTATTGTTGAGCACAACTCCTGACGGCTCTGATACTCCTGTGGAGCGTGTTCGCATAGACTCCACTGGTCAAACCAAGTTTAGTTATAACGCAGTTGTTGAAGTTAGTGACAGCACTAATGCAGCCCTGAGAATTACTCAAACAGGCACAGGCAATGCTTTATTGGTTGAGGATACTGCTAACCCTGATTCAACACCATTTGCAATCGACAACCAAGGTAGAGTTATTCAAGGTTACACCGCTGCAATTCTTACAGCAGACGATTACAACGGAGCAAATAGAACATCGTGGGGGTATCAAGGAAACAACACCAATGCGGCAGGTGCTCTTTTTACAACTTGGAACACATCTGCTACTGCGGGTGCAGGACTCGCTTTATCTCGTTCAAGGAGTGCAACTGTTGGTACGCAAGGGATTGTTTCTTCTGGTGACACATTAGGTGGAATTGGTTTCAATGGGGATGATGGCACAAACTTTATTGTTGCAGCCTCGATTACCGCATCAGTAGACGGGACTCCAAGCACAAACGATATGCCCGGACGATTGGTGTTCAGCACAACTCCTGACGGCTCTGACACCCCGGTAGAACGTGTGCGGATTACCAGTGCTGGCAAGACAGGCTTTGCTACATCAGCCCCCGCATCAACAGTCCATGTGGCTGGTGACACCATCCTGAGCAACGTCAACGTAATTGGTGCAAGCTACGACAGTGTGTCTTTCTCTATTTCAGCGGAGGAGGCAACTCCAACCGATTTATTCTTTAGCCCTGACGGGTTGAAGATGTATGTCGTTGGCGGAACTGGCGATGATGTCAACGAGTACAACCTGTCTACGGCTTGGGTGGTTTCGTCTGCTGTTTACTCGACTGTGTTTTCTGTTGCTTCTGAAGATACACTTCCAACAGGATTATTTTTCCGTGCTGATGGCACAAAGATGTATGTGGTTGGTTCAACTAACGATTCGGTATTCCAGTACACACTAAGCACCCCGTGGTCTGTTGCAACAGCGTCCTACGACAGCATTTCTTTTTCTGTTGCATCACAAGATATAGCGCCTAACGGAATGTGGTTTAAGCCTAATGGCTTGTCTATGTATGTAGCCGGCGCTACTGCCGATGCCGTATATCAGTACACATTGTCAACCGCTTGGAACGTATCAACCGCTACATTCTTGCAGTCTTTCTCAGTATCTAGCCAAGAGTCAGTTCCTAATGCTGTAACTTTTACAGGCGATGGCTCAAGGATGTTTGTAATGGGTCAGACGGGCGATGACGTTAACGTCTACAACCTGACAACACCTTGGGACATTAGTACATCAGCGTTTGTTAACGTGTTCAGTGTTTCTGGTCAAGACACAGCCCCTGTTGGTATTTACATTAAGCCTGACGGCACAAAGATGTACATTGTTGGCACAACCAACGACACTGTATTCCAATACACAGTACCAAGCATTGACATCCAACTGACAGGCCAAACTTCTGTTGCGGCTTTGGACGTACAGCAAGACTTGACTGTCTACGGAAACATTAGAGGAAAATTAAGCAGTTGCACAGTAGATGGAACAAATGAAGTTGGATATAAAAACATTCCACAGAACAGTCAGAGTGCTGCTTACACATTAGTTTTAGCAGATGCTGGAAAGCACATCCTTCATCCAGCAGGTGATGCCAATGCAAGAACATACACAATCCCTGCAAACAGTTCTGTGGCTTATCCAATTGGGACAGCAATAACATTTATCAACATGACTTCTCAAGTGGTGACGATTGCAATAAATACTGACACAATGTATTTAAGTGCTGCTGGCACTACTGGCTCACGAAGTCTTGCTCAGTATGGATCAGCAACAGCAATAAAGATTACCTCTACAAATTGGCTCATTTCAGGGAGTGGATTGACATGAGTGGTGCTTTACAAGCAGTCTTTCAAAACCAAAGAAGTTTTGGAAGCCCCTACATGGACGCAACAACGTCTGGGGCTACTGTTTCTACATCTGGAAATTATAAAATTGCTGTTTTTAATGGAACTGGCTCATTTACTGTTAACTCTGTTGGAACAGATGTAACTGATGGTTCTGTAGTTGAATATTTAGTTGTTGCTGGTGGTGGTTCTGGTGGTGGGAATAGCACTTCTGGAGCTGGTGGTGGAGCTGGAGGACTAAGGGCTAATACTGGCCTATCTATTACAGCAACATCTTACACAGTAACAGTTGGTTCTGGAGGAACATCGGTTATAAATTCAGTTGGAAATATTGGAAATAGCTCATCTATTGGTTCTTTGATTTCCTGCACAGGTGGAGGTTATGGGGGTAATGCTTCAGTTGTTGGCGGGAATGGCGGCTCTGGTGGTGGTGGTGGTGCAGCAAAAAATGGTGGAACAGGCATTAGTGGTGAAGGTTTTAATGGCGGGGTTGGAAAAAGCGTTAAAGATACTGCTGGTGGTGGTGGTGGTGGAGCTAGTGCTAATGGTCAGCAAGCATCTAATAGCGGATATGTTGGTGGCCCAGGAGGAAATGGACTGACATCTTCTATTACTGGAACTTCTCTTTATTATGCGGGTGGCGGTGGTGGTTCTGGAAGTAGTAGCCCTGCTGCTGGAGGTCTAGGTGGAGGTGGAACAGGGTCACCTAGTGGTGTAACTAACGGAGCTGCAAATACAGGTGGTGGAGGTGGTGGAACAAAGTCTAGTAACTCTACTGGTTCTGGTGGTTCTGGCATTGTTGTAATTAAATGGAGATTCCAATAATGGCTCATTTTGCCGAATTGGACTCAAACAATATTGTTTTAAGAGTCCTTACTTTAGATAATTGTTTACTTGAAAACGAACAAGGTCAGTTTATAGAACAACTTGGTATAGATTTTTTAAAGAATTTGTACGGAATAAATACTGTTTGGAAACAAACAAGTTACAACACTATTGCTGGTCTGTACTATGACCCAAATTTTGAACCTCTGCCAGAACAAATAAGGCCACCAGCAGAAGATCAATCAAAAGCATTTAGAAAAAATTTTGCTGGTATTGGTTATTTGTATGATTTAAATCGTGACGCATTTATCAATCCTAAGCCAACAGTATCGGCAGAAGATGAGCAATATGTTACTTTTGATGAATTTGCTTGTTTATGGATTTATTCACCTCCAATAATTAATATTGAGGTAACCCGTGTCTAATCCAATTACAGACCTAAAACTTGTAGACAACGTGTTTGTCAAAATGCACCAATTTATTAATATTGGTGATACACATCAAGGTCATGCTCATGCGTTTGACCACATCACATTGTTATCTTCTGGCGCAGTAAAAATGGTGCATGACAATGGAGAGGATGAATACAAAGCCCCACACTTAATTGTTACTCCAAAAGGGGTAAAGCATCAATTTACTGCATTAGAGCCTAATACAGTATTTTGTTGTATTCATGCTATTCGTGATGGCGATGGTCTTAATGATGTTGCGTCTCCAGATATAACGCCAGAACAAGCATTTGAGTTGCTGACAACATATTCTCTTACGACATAATAAATTGTACAAATCTCAAAACTAACATTTAAAAATGAATCAAGAACTACAAAAATACTATGAAGATCGGTTTGACCTGTTTTCAAGACAAGGTTGGCTCGACTTGATGGAAGATGTGGAAGGAATGTTAGACTCTATGAATAATGTTTCTACCATTACTGACGAAAAAAGTTTACAATTTCGCAAAGGCGAGATTTCTATACTTATTTGGCTAAAAACCCTGAAAGGGGTCAGCGAAAGAGCATACGAGGACTTGAATGAAAAGAATGTATGAATTTGTCTGCGATTGTGGACAACGCACTGAAACACTAGTAGATTATGAGACTAATAGTGTTAAGTGTCGATGCGGTGAGCTTGCTCATCGTGTCATAAGCGCACCAAACTTTAATTTGGAGGGGTGGTCGGGCAATTTCCCATCTGCATGGATGAGATTTGACCAAAAGCACCGTGAAAAGTTAAATGCGGAGCGTAAAGCTAACCAATAAGCGCATTGCGCCTGGTTAATTATCCTATAACCGTTTTGGCAGGAACAAAAAATATGTTAGTTGATAAAGAATCTGATGAGCTAGGTGAGTTAGAAGTCGAGGAGACTAAACCTAAACTTCCTGAATTATATGAGGGGAAAAGTTTAGAGGATGTCATACGAATGCACCAAGAGGCCAACAATATGATTGGTAAACAGGCCCAAGAGGTCGGTGAAGTTCGTAGATTGGCTGATGAATTACTGAAGCAGAACCTCAATTCTAAGCAGCAACAGGTAGAGGTTGAACCAGAAGTTGATTTTTTTGAGAATCCTCAGAAAGCAGTTCAAAATACGATTGATAAACATCCAGATGTTCTTGCTGCCCGACAAGCGGGTATGGAGTTCAAAAGGATGCAGATTCAACAGAAGTTAGCGCAGGATCACCCTGATTACACAAAAGTAGTCAATGATTCCGAGTTCCAAAGTTGGGTGAAATCCTCACCTATCCGTTTGGGACTCTATGCAAAAGCAGATGGTGAGTTTGATTATGATTCGGCTAATGAATTGTTGTCTACCTTTAAGCAGTTACGTGGCGTTAGGGTTAAAGAATCTGGGCAAGCAGACAATGCGGCTCGGGCTAAGACCATGAAAGCCATAGAAGTTGATACTGGTGGGTCAGGAGAGAGTTCTAAAAGAGTCTATAGAAGGGCTGACCTAATTCGGCTCAAAATGCAAGACCCGAATCGCTACGATGCTTTAAGTGATGAAATCATGTTGGCATACGCAGAAAAACGGGTTCGTTAAACTTTAGGAGATTAAATCATGGCATATCCAACCCCAGCGGTTACAGTAACCACCGCAGACAAGTTCATCCCCGAAATTTGGAGTGATGAAATCATAGCCGCATACAAGAAGAATCTTGTTTTGGCTAACATCGTAATGAAAATGAACTTTAAAGGTAAGAAGGGCGATGTGGTTCACATTCCCGCACCTACCCGTGGTTCAGCTTCAGCAAAGGCGGCCTCAACAGCCGTTACCCTGATTGCCGATACTGAAGAAGAGATCACAGTGTCTATTAACAAGCACTTTGAATATTCACGCTTCATTGAGGACATTGTTGAAGCACAAGCACTAAACAGCTTGCGCCAGTTCTACACTGCTGATGCGGGCTATGCGCTTGCCAAGCAAGTAGACACTAGCTTGATCCAATTGGGTCGTGCATTCAATGGTGCTACTGTCGGTACTAACGACTACGCTACAAGCAACACTACTACCAAAGCCTTCATTGGCGGTGATGGTACTACTGCTTACAACAGCACATCTTCTAATGCTTCCGCATTGACTGATGCCGCTATCCGCAGAACCATTCAGCGTTTGGATGACAACGATACTCCTATGGACAATCGTTTCTTCATCATCCCACCCTCTTCACGCAACACTCTGATGGGCCTTGCCCGTTACACTGAGCAAGCGTTTGTGGGTACTGGTGATGCAATCCGCACTGGTGAAATTGGCAACCTGTATGGTATCCCTGTGTTCACATCTAGCAATGCTGATACTGGTGCTGGTAACTCCACCACTGATCGTATCTGCTTGATGGGTCACAAGGACTCTATGGTTCTAGTTGAGCAAATTGGTATCCGTTCACAAACTCAGTACAAGCAAGATTACCTTGCCACTTTGTTTACATCTGATACTTTGTATGGTGTTGCCGCACTTCGTGCAGCCGCTACTACTGGTGCAGCTAAGTCTTCTAGCGCATTTGCGTTAGCAGTTCCAGCCTAATAGTTGCCTTTTCCCCTCGCCTTAATCGGTGGGGGGATTTTTTACTTCAAGGAGATTTATTATGGCAGCAGCAACAGCAGTAACATCCCGTAGGGGAAATGACCAGTTCCGTGGTCTATTTACAGACACTTGGGACGTTTCCTGTACTCTCAATAGCGCATCAGTAGCCACTACTGCAACCGCTACAGATACAGTTACAGTTCCAGGCGTTGCTTTGGGTGATATGGTTATCGGTATGGCAGTTGGCGTTTCTGAGGCAGGTTTGGTTCGTAGAGCCTATGTTTCAGCCGCTGATACAGTTACTATCGTAACTTACAACCCTACAGCAGGTTCTGTAGACTTGGCATCAACTACATTGACCCTTATTGTGGCTCGTGCAGTTTAATTAAAGGGGGCTAATAACCCCCTTTTTTTAGGAATAAATATGGCAACCTTTCGTTGTTTACAGTCTAACAATACTGTCACCTTTACCCAACAAGTAGATATTGACTCTATGCGTGGTCATCAGGGCTATGTGCTTGTAGATGAGGATGGAGAGGTTGTAAAAATTGAGGCTGAACATCGAGCATTGCCAATGTCAGCACCTACTAAGAAGTTAGGTCGTCCAAAAAAGGTCGCAAATGTCAGAAATTGATCCAAGAGAATTTGGCAAGTTGGAAGCCCAAGTTGAGTCTTTACAGGCTGAAGTTCACGCACTTCGCCAAGATATTAAAACGCTTTTAGAAATGGCTAACAAATCTAAAGGTGGCTTTTTCGTTGGAATGGCTATCGCATCTGTTATTGGCGGTATCATTTCTTTTGTTGCAACCAAAATAGTTCGTTAAGGATTTATATGCCACAAGTAGGAAACAAGAAGTTCCCATACACAGAAAAAGGCGAGAAAGAAGCCAAAGAGTATGGCAAGAAGAAATCTATGCCCGTTACTGTAATGATTGCTATTGGTAAGCCTAAAGCTATGCCTACCCGTGGTGGTCGTACCGCTACTAACATGATGAAAAAAGCAGGTCGTGGCAAATGAAACCCGCCACCAAGATTAGGAAGGTAATGCGTGAGTTTAAAGAAGGAACTCTCCACTCTGGCAAAAAAGGCCCTGTGGTGAAAAATCCTAAACAAGCGATTGCCATTGCTATTTCCGAGTCCAAAAGGAAGAAGAAATGAAACAAGGTCTCTACGCTAACATCAATGCCAAACAAGAACGCATCAAAGCAGGTTCTAAGGAGAAGATGCGTAAGGTTGGCTCTAAAGGCGCTCCTACTGAGGCGGCATTTAAGGCTGCGGCTAAGACCGCAAAGAAGAAATGAAATCTCCTGCTTGGCAAACAAAAGAAGGAAAATCTGCTTCTGGGGGCTTGAATGCCAAAGGTAGGGCATCGTATAATGCAGAAACTGGTGGCAATTTAAAGCCTCCAGTCAAGTCGGGTGACAACCCTCGCAGGGCCTCCTTTTTAGCACGAATGGGCAATAACTCAGGCCCTGAGATGAAAGATGGAAAGCCTACCCGACTTTTACTTTCTCTTAGAGCTTGGGGTGCAACATCCAAAGAAGACGCTAAAGCCAAGGCTAAAGCGATCTCTAAGAGGAATAGTAAATGAGGCCAGTTTCAGTTGGATTAGAACCTACAGCCAATACGCTGACTACTGTTTACACAGTTCCTACGGGTTACTACGCCAATCTTGTATTGGCTTACATCCACAATATTGGTGGATCAACAAAAGAAATTACTGTTGTTTGGAATGACGCAAGTGCTGCTTCTTCCCATGACATCTTGACTGCGGTAAGTTTTACCTCAAAACAATACCTCACTAAGTTTAGTAAAGAAAATTACATTGTTTTTGAAGAGGGTGACAAACTTCAAATAACAACAGAGGCGGGAAGTTCATTTAGCTTTTTTGCAACATTTGAAGTTTTTGGAGAAACAAGAGTATGACTTTCTTAGAACTTGT